GCTAAACGGTTCACGGAAGGGCTTTGCTTAAAACTCAGGGGGTCAACGACTTAAACACGAACTATACGTCAATATACTGCTGTAACATACGATATCTACAGAGATATAGCCGTAAGTGGCGTCGTATCAACGCTTAATCGACTTACTAATACGCTCTAGTTTACATAATAAAGATTATCGGAAGTAAACTAAAACGTATGATTAGTCGTTGATTTGCGGACATTGTTCGGGCTTGCGGAACAGCCTACAACACCCCCGGGGGCATAGACGGTTTTTCTAGCCACCAGGCGTTCGAAAATTTCCGCCAAAATTTTAAAAGTCGGGAGGTAACGCAAGACGAGCGAACTCTTTGGCGCCAAACACCCGTCAGAATCCCATTATACCGCTTTATACGCGATATGTCAACCAAGAAGTATAAGACTACCTAATCGAACACAAAAGCCGTCAAATCGGCTCTAAATCATTTTTAGGAGGTGATGCAGATGAGCAATCGAACAAGACGCGATAAGCTGGCGGATCAATTAACGCTAGCACAGCAAAAAGCGGCTTATATGCTTTTGGACAACGAACTAAGATCGAAGAAGGATCCGGAATATAAGACGCAAGAGGAGATCGCCGAAGAATGCGGAGTCCATCGAGCGACTTTATACCGCTGGCGAACACAGGATCAGGCGTTTATAGAATTCCGTAAAGAGGTGGCGAAGGATTATCTTGGCGACGCAGTAGGCATATTTGTCGATTCTCTTATTAGGTCGATGAAGGGCACTAACGGACAGCCAAGCATGAAGGCATTAGACCTATACGCTAAACATATCGGCTTTATTAAGCAAGATAATCAGGTCGATGTTAATATCGGCGGAAGCCGTAGCGAAGACGACCTAGAGGCCGAGCTTGAGCGATTAGACGAGCAGTTAGCGCAAATAGAGGAAGATGAGGAGGGCGATAAATAGTGGCGTATGTTGACGGCGAGTGGCTTGGTCGCGGAGAGCGGGTCAGCCGAATAGAACTGCTTGAAGAGCGAATAGATAAGTTCGAGAAGCTACGCCAGGCGAATGCTTTAACGCCCTCTCAAATGCAAACGATGTTAACGGACAAGGAGGAGCTTATTAGGCTTAAGCGAATTAACCGTGCCGAATACGATGTTTTATATTTTGGCATGGAATATTTCTCGGAGGATGGCAACCCGGATAACCCGGATAACCTAATTCCCGAAGGAGTCAACGTGTCTAATTCAGCGGAGTTTCACAAAGACTTAACAGATATGTTAGACGACGTCACTCGCGGTAAGTTTGAAAGACATATAGCATACGCAGTCCCTAGACAGCATGCTAAAACTGCATGGCTATCGAATATATTTTTAATACATCAAGTTGTTTTTAGACATAAGCGTTATATCGTATTGTTTTCGGAGACAACTGACGTAGCTGGCGACTTTATTACGTGGGGACGGTATCAGTTAAAGCTAAACGAGAAACTTCGGCAGGATTTCGGGGAGCTTTTACAGGTGCAGCCGTCTCGCAATGAGCTTGATAATAAATATGAATATATAACATCGAGCAATATTAAAGTTGAGGCTAAAGGTCTCGGAACACAAACGCGAGGGTTAAGGCATGGATCCACGCGCCCAGATCTATTTATACTCGACGATTTAGAGTCTGATGAGTCAACGAGCACTGCAGATCAAATAGCCAAGTCAAAAGCATGGTTTAATGACTCTATGATGCCCGCCTTAGCTCGTAATGGAATAATTATTTATCTCGGAACAATACTTTGTTACGGGTCGCTACTGCATTACGTAGTTACGGAGAGAAAGGATTTTAATTCGAGAAAATTTTCGGCTATTGAATCGTATGCCGAACGGTCTGACTTGTGGGACAAATGGCGCAATATCTACCGAGAGGATGCCGAAGATGCTCCAGATCGTGCCTATCAATATTTTCTCGATAATAAGAATACCATGCTAGAGGGCGCAAAAATACTTTGGCCAGGCTACTGGACCTACTATGATCTTATGATTATTCGCGAGGAATCCGGAGCTAAATCGTTTAATCAAGAGTACCAAAACAATCCGACCGATGAAGATCGTCAGATATTTAAGCTCGATTACTTTAGCTGGTTTGATGATTCTGACATCGATGGCAAGGATCTGTCGAATTATGGTGCGGTAGATATAGCGATGGGTAAAGATCGAGGAGACTATAGCGTTATTGTGTCTGGAGCGGTAAACAATAGTACTGGAACGATATATGTTTACGATGTTTACATGCAAAGAGTGCATCCCGACATTCTCATAGAAGAAGTAGTTAATCACACGTTTGAAAATGAATACGAAGGTATAGCCGTTGAAGCGCAGGCAGCCCAAGAATTTATCGCAGATCAAATGGCCAACCGGTTACACGCAAAGGGATACCCGGCTCATACAAGGTTAAAGCAGATCAAACACCACAGTGGCACTCGAAAAGCGTATAGGATAGAATCGCTTTTGCCCGACATACAATCAGGAAAAATAAGGTTCCACAAAAAGTTGATAGGGTCGCCCGCTATGGAGCAATTTGAAATGTATCCTATGCACCACCATGACGATTTTCCCGACGCAGTATCTATGCTGACTATGGTGGCCAAGGAGAAACGGAGTAGGGTAAGAACAGTAAAGCGGATGAATCGATGGTAGTGGCAAAAGGAGGTGAGAGTGAATGAAGTATTTTGCAGATTATAACATAATGTCTCCAGATGATTTTAACGACTTTATATTTAACGGCTTCGATAGGTCGTTAAGCGTCAGAACACGAGAAAGATTGATGAGACAGTTTGAAAATTACGACTACTATAACGGCAAACAGCATAGGGACGAGATGGGACGGCTTGTAAAGGCAAAGGATCTTAAAAGGCCGAGCGGAGTCGACTACGACCCGACGCGGTATGCTACGAACTATTTTAAAGCAATTGTTGACCGTAAAGCCAGATGGCAAATGGGAGGCCATCACGGTATTAAAGTTAAGCCGAAGCAGATAGACGATATAGACGACGTTTTTAAAGACGGGTACGAGCCTAGCGACGAGCAAAAAAGAGAAAATAAACGAGCTGAAGGTTTCGAAAAGTTATTGTATCAGCTTTGGGACGAGAACAGAATGCGAGCAAGGCTTGTGCAAGCAGCAAGAGACCGACTGATTGCAGACAGAGTAGTGTGTAAAATCGTATATAACGATCGTACCGGAAAATTACGATGGATTTTTAGACCGGACACTGAATATATACCAATTTATTCGGACGATGATTTCGAAGAATTGATTACTGCTAACTTTGTAAAAGGATGTTCATACGAAAGTGATGGAGAAATTGTACCAGCTATACGTAAACAAACATTTACGATGGAGAATGGGAGATCTTTTGTACACGAAGCTATATATCGAGAAAGCGACTTAAAATTACTGGAGACAATCCAAGATAAAACTAATCTAGGATTAGATTTTATCCCAGTACAAGAGTTTCCGGTAAACGAATTGCTGTCAGAAAATATAGGCGATTCTGAGATTAGCGCATTGCGGGAACAAAACGATATTTTAAATCAAATGAATGAGGATGCAATAGATTCGCTTAAGTTTGAAATGTTTGAAATTACCGCGATCACTAACGCCACACCAGGAACTGCCGACGAATTTATAAAGGCTCCCGGAGCGGTAGCAGAAATATCGTCGTCCGGAGACAAAAACGCAGATATTAAAACGGTGTCAGGCAATTTTGGATGGAAAGAAGCATTTAAAGACCAGTACAACCGAGTTAAATCTGCGATGCACGAAATAAGCGGTTTGCCACAAATAGTGCCTCAGGAGCTGAATTTCGGAGGACTAAACGGAGACGCGTTACATGTCCTATTTCACGATATTATTACAGATACAGAAGAGCATTGGATATCGTGGGGATACAACCTATCGGAATTGCATAAGAAATCTATTAAATATTTACAAGCTAGAGTTAATAGACATAATTTTTCCTACGACCGACGAGTAGTTAGAGATATAGGAACTGATTATGACAACGAGATTAAGTTTCAACTACCATTGCCTGACAATCGAAAAGAGCTTGTTGAACTACTAGAGATGGAGACGATATCCGGGTTCGAATCTAAGAAAGGTGCTATGGAGAGATTAGGGGTAGAAGACATTAAAGCTAAGATGCAAGAAATCGAAAGCGAAAAGAACCGTAAGAAAGAAAGAAGCGTGGCTTCGTACGGGGAGTCTGCCGAAGAAATAGACGCGGGAGGTGATTAATAATGTCAAAAAAACCTTATTTATCAAAAGAACCTTATAATATTGAGATTGTAAGCGGGGAAGTAGGAGGAGGTGGAAGCGGTATGCGATTTATTTCCGGGGAAGGAGAGCCAGGTAGCGACATCGGACAGCCCGGAGATGTATATTTAGACACAGAGTCAGGGGATTTATACACGAATAAAAACGGCTCTTGGACTGAAGAAATGAATCTAAAGGGTCCTAAAGGAGATCCCGGCGAAGACGGAGAAGATGGAAAAGACGGAGAGGATGGCGAAAAAGGCGATAAAGGAGA